CAAAACAAAGGACATGTACTTTCACACTTACACAAAGCAATCAAACCTGTCAATCAATTAAGAATGATTGAAGATTCTGTTGTAATATACAGAATATCAAGAGCGCCAGAAAGAAGAATTTTTTACATTGATGTAGGTAACTTACCTAAAGTAAAAGCAGAGCAATACCTCAAAGATGTAATGAACAGATATAGAAACAAACTTGTGTATGACGCAAGTACAGGTGAAATACGAGACGATAGACAATACATGTCTATGTTAGAAGACTTTTGGCTACCAAGACGAGAAGGTGGTAGGGGTACAGAAATCACTACATTACCTGGTGGTTCAAATCTAGGTGAAATAGATGATATCAAGTATTTCCAAAAGAAATTGTTTCAATCGTTGAATGTACCGTACAGTAGACTTGATAGTGAAGCATCTGGCGGTTTACAATTAGGTCGTTCAACTGAGGTAAGTAGAGACGAACTTAAATTTACAAAGTTTGTGCAAAGATTAAGAAATAGATTTAACAGTTTATTTCATGATTTACTTAAAACACAATTAATTCTCAAAGGTATTGTAACTATCGAGGATTGGGAAAGATCATTAAGTCAGACTATTAAATATGAATACGTTGAAGATGGTTATTTTTCTGAAATAAAAGAAAATGAAATATTTAAAGAGCGTATGGAAATATTCCGTAATATGAAAGACAATGAAATGATTGGTAATGTTTATTCGAAAGACTGGGCAATGAAACATGTTCTTAAAATGAATGATGAAGAAATACAAATGCAAAAAGCAGAAATTGAACAAGAGAAAGAAACCGAACCTGAACAAGGTCAAGGTGATGACCAAGGAGGATTTTAATGAGTATAGAAAATACTAGAAATATGATTAACGCTTTAGACAAGGGTGATACCGTTGAAGCAGAAAAAGAAATTAAGGCTGCATTAGCAGACAAAGTAGGTAGTGAGTTAGATATTAAAAGAAAAGATTTAGCAGGCACTATCATGAGCAAAGAACCTGAAGGGCAAGATGACAATAACGTTGAACCAGCTGAGATTGACGATTAAAGAAAAAGACGAACATAAACGTTCTCTTAACTATCGTAAGTTAGCCCCAAAGGCAAAGAAGGCAGTAGATGATGTTTTCGGCATGATGGCGAAGACACCACAAAAAGTATTGACTATGTTTCCTAGAATACTACAACAAGTAGCAAAGAAACATAGAATACAACCAAAAGACATAGAAGCTTATTTCGAAAAAGAAACAGGCCTAACCATATAAAGGAGAGTAAAAATGGCTATAGTAAACGCAAGAAATTTGGTAGATAGTGCGACTAGAACAGTAAGAATGTTCGAAATCAATAACGATACCAATTCAAATGTTGTATGTGTTGACGCAAGTGCCTTAAGAGGACACGATAGCAATCCAACACTACACATAAGAAGTATTAAATGGAATACAACCGCAGCAACAAGTGATATACAATTATTATTTGACGCAAGTTCAAATGATCACGCAATATCATTACATGGTAGTGGTGAGTATGGATATCATGGTAAACAACCATTAATCACTAACCCAGAAAGTACAGGTGTTACTGGCGATATACTTATCAACAATGCAAGTGCGGCAACTGGAACAATCATCATTGAAGTAACTAAATCAAAAGGTTATGACAATTCAGGACAAACAAGATAATGGCTGATACAGTTACATCACAAACTATAACAGACGTATCTGGTTCTAAAACTGTTATGAAGTTCACTAATTTTAGTGACGGAACAGGAGAAAGTCTTGTAACAAAGGTGGACGCAAGCGCATTAAATCATGCGTCATCATCTACTAAAATTGCAAGAGTAATTTATAGTATCAACACAACGGATCCGAAAGGGTCCGTTGAAATCTTATTTGACGGAACAACTAACGCATCAGCGCTTTTTTTATCGGGTCAAGGTACAATAGACTTACAGACACCTGCGATACAGATAGCAAACAATGCGTCATCACCGACTGGTGATATATTGTTCTCAACACACAATTTTGTTGCAAATGATAGTTATACTGTCATTTTAGAGGTTAGATAAGATAAATAGAACAAAAGGGGAAAATACGCACATGAAACTTATTAGAGAAGAAATAAATGAGGCACAATACATTGTCGAAGAAGATAATGGTAAAAAGTCTCATAAGATAAAAGGTATTTTCATGCAGGCAAACATTAAAAACCGTAATGGTCGTGTTTACCCTATGGAAGTATTAGAAAAAGAAGTAAATCGTTATAATAAAGAATTTATAGAGCGTAAAAGAGCATTTGGTGAGTTAGGACATCCTGACGGACCAACTGTAAATCTAGAAAGAGTATCACATATCATTACTGAACTAAAAGGTGATGGTAAAGGTAACTATGTTGGTGAAGCAAAGATAACAGACACACCATATGGTAAAATCGTTAAATCTCTTATAGATGAAGGCGCACAACTAGGAGTTTCTTCTAGAGGCATGGGTTCTCTAGAGAATAAAGGCGGTACCAACTATGTAAAATCAGATTTTTACTTAGCGACTGCAGCCGATATAGTCGCAGACCCGTCTGCACCACAAGCATTCGTTAATGGCGTAATGGAAGGTAAAGAGTGGGTTTGGGATAACGGAATCATCAAAGAACAAGATGTTTCTGAAATAAAAGCGCAAATTGAGCGTGAAACTAGAGAGCGTAAGGCCGTAGCAGAAGCAGTAGCTTTTGATAGGTTCTTGCAGAAACTAACGAAATAATAAATAGTTATACGCAAAAATTTGATATCAAATTAGGAGAGTAAAATAAAAATGGCTGAAGAAAACAAAAACGAAAATATCGTTTCTGAAGCTCCTGAGGGCGCAGTGGCTGAGGCAATGCATGACGCACCTAAAAAAGGTGCAGGTAAAGCAGACCCTATGCAAAAAGCAGGCGACTATGAGGATCTTGGTCCAGCAGTAACTTCTCCAACTGATAAAGTTGGTCAAGATAAATCAAAGGACAAAGTTAAAAAAGATTCCTCTGCTCCTACCAAAGGTGCCGCACCGGCAGAACCTATGCAAAAACTTGCTGCAGATAAGCACATGAAAGCAGAGGACGCTCATGACGGTGAAAAAGAAAAAGAAAAAGAAGACGATAAAGACGAAGACGAAATGTCAGAAAAAGAAGAAATGCCTAAAACTAAATCTGGTATGATCCAAGCAATGTATGACAACATGAACAAAATGAAGAAAGCGGACATTCAAGCTGCTTACGGAAAAATCATGGCTGCAATGCACGGTGATATGAAAGATAAAGAAGAAGGTATGCATGACAAGGATGACGAAGAAGATAAAAAGAAAGTTAAAGAAGCTGTAGATCAAAGAGTAAAATCTATTGATGTATCAGATGACGTTAACGCTTTAGTATCTGGCGATGATTCCCTTTCGGAAGAGTTTAAAACAAAAGCTGCAACAATTTTTGAAGCTGCTGTTAAATCAAAAGTAAAATCTGAAATCGAAAGATTAGAAGGTGAATACTCTAGCGAATTATCAGAAGCAAAAGAAACTGTTAAAGAAGAACTAACAACTAAAGTCGACAACTATCTAAACTACGTTGTAGAACAATGGATGGCTGATAACGAACTTGCTATCGAAAAAGGTATTAAGGGCGAAATCGCTGAAGACTTTATTGGTGGTTTAAAACAATTATTCGAAGATCATTACATTGATGTTCCAGATGAAAAATATGACATCTTGGAAGCAAAAGAAAAAGAGCTTGAAGAAATGAAAGCTAAAGTAAATGAAATGACTGAAAAGTCTATCGAAGATAAAAAGACAATCGAAGGTTACACAAAAGACGAAATTTTTGAAAGTGCTGTAGAAGGAATGGCTGATACAGAAAAAGAAAAAATGAAATCTTTAGTAGAAGATGTAGCATTCGAAAATGCTGATGCATACTCTAAAAAACTTTCTACAATTAAAGAAAGTTATTTTGGTCAAGCAGCAGCACCTGAATCAACTGAAAATGTTGATACAGTTAACCAAGATTCCAATGATAGTAACACAGTAGCAGATATGTCATCTAGCATGGCACGCTATACGGCTGCAATCAGTAGGGGAAAAAGTAGAGATATCTACAATAATCAATAAGAAATAAGGAGAGATAAACATAATGTTTAATTCACAAAACTTACAGGAAAAATGGTCTCCGGTTCTTGAACATGCGGATCTACCAAAAATAGATAACCCTTACAAGAAAGCGGTAACTGCTGTTATCCTGGAAAACCAAGAAAAAGCTGCGAAAGAAGACAGAGCTTTCTTGGGAGAAATCGCAAACGTAACAGGTGATGCTGCCGTAGCGAATTGGGATCCTATCCTAATTTCTCTCGTAAGAAGAGCAATGCCTAACCTTATCGCATACGATATCTGTGGCGTACAACCAATGACTGGACCAACTGGTCTAATCTTTGCTATGAAGTCAAGATTTACTTCAAACAGCGGCACAGAAGCACTATTTAACGAAGCTGATTCAGACTTCTCTGGAACAGGTACTCATTCTGCTTCACTAAACCCAGGTTTGATGAATGACACTACTACAAGCGTAACTGCTGGTACTG